CCAAAAGTGAATTGCCAAAATATAATAGATTGTCGCCTGCTCTACCAGTTCCAGCCCTAAAATCTCTTTCGTTTGTGAGTCTCGCTCTAACGATAAAATAATAAACAAAATCTTGACCTAAAACTCTATCACCGCAACGATTTAAGCCTGCTCTAAAAACTTCAAAATCATCTATAACCCTAACCAAAAAGCCTGCGGCCTTTGCCACCTCTTGGAAATAAATTCTATCAGCGCCACCAATTGAAGCCAATCTAGCTAAAACCGCTTTTTTAAGCTCATCACCATTATTAGATAAGCCGTTACATCTATGATCGCCAAGTGCTACATTTATCCACTCTTGTAAAAGATCGTTCGTTGTCAAAGGGTTGATTTCTTTGATTACTTTTAGAGCTTCCTCTTCAAGCCGCGCATATTCGATAGCCTCGCCACTTAGTAATTTTTGCAGTGTTGAATCTGGGCTTTTATTCCAAGCCAAACCCTCTGGCAATAATTGATTTAGTAAATTTTTGTACGCTGTTATATCCAAGTTATTGTCCCCAAAATTGGAACCTGTCCAATCGAATATTGCACATTAGCGGATGGGACTGTTACCGAGTTATCATTTTCGCCAGCCGCATTTGAAACCGCTTCTCTGACTTTGGAAAGCAGTAAAGTCCATCCTACGATTGTATTACTGACTGTATCAGCGGGTTTTCTTTCTCTTGCCAAAAGATCTTTTAAAGCATTTGTAATATTTGCCCTAATTTCTGGTGTATCTGGGTTAATATCAATTGTAAAATTTTGGGCTGTAGTCGAAACCGCGCTGACTGTCAAATTTGCTGTAATTGGCTTTCTTGATGGCTCTTCAATATAGTTTTTTACATTTGTAACCACTGTGTTAGATGGGACGATATTCTCTGGATCTTGAGAAGTAAGATAGATTCCCACTGTACCAGCGCCGTTTAAAAATGGAATAACGTAAGCTTCACCCACGCCAGAAACCGATTCAGCCCAATTTTTATAATCGTTTGCTGATCCACCTTGAGGCGGAGTTTGGATTCTGCTAATAATTCTTGCTCTAAGCTCTGTGTCTGTTTCTTGATCTAATCCGCCAGTCAAACCGCCTGAAGCTACAGTTACTGAGTTATTAATTAGGTTGATGGGATTTAAAAGAGTCAAACTTGCGCCAGCCGCAAGATTCCCCGCTAATCCTGGAGCCAAAGCCACGATTGGAGCGATTGCGGTTCCAGTTGCAATTGTTACGCCTGATGTAGTTTTGTAAGTTATATCAGTATCAGAAATAAGTAAGGTTCCGCTAGGAATCAAAGTTCCATTTGTGCCCGTAAAAGTAGCATTTCCAGCCGCGTAAGTTCCAGCGTTGCGCGCTACCCCGTAAACAGTCGCCCAAGAATTTAAAAAATCCCCAATTGCGTTATCTGGTAAAGCTTCTTTTGATAGGGTTTGCAAGAAGCCATAAAGACCATAAAAAGCACCAGCGTTTGCGTTTGCTAAAGCTCTTAAAAATGACCCATCCAGAAATGGAGATGAGTTCAATTCACTTTGTAAATCGGTTTCAATTCTTTGTATTATTTGCTCTAGTGTTGGTTTTATTAATGGCATATTTTTTTTATTCGAATAGAATTAAATATTCGCTCCTGTCAAAAGTATAATTTTCGCTGTTGATATTTTCCCATAAATAGTTATAGCGGTTACTATCTGACTTTTTGATTTTTATTATAAATGTAAATTTAGATTTATTTTCTAAGTATCCAGAAACTGAAATGCTTTTAGCGATTTCCTGTACAATAAGCCAATTAAGAGCGTTTTTAATATAGCTGATGCCTTTCTCTAAATTTTCAATTGTAGTTTTTGATCTTGCCAAAAGCCATAGTAAAGACCCGACATCTGAAGCCCACCAGCCGCGCGGATCTTCATCAGGCAAAAGATCATCTTTGTTTGCTCTTTGATCGGTAAAAAGTGAAACTAAAATAGCTGTTTTGAGATCTTGCCCAGTTTGTAAATCTGTGTTTGATTCATTTAGCAAAATATCAGCTAAACCATCTTTCCAAATTAAGCCTATATCTGCCATAAAAAAATTATAACTTACATTGGTAAACTTGGAGTACTACCGCCTGGATGAGTGTGCCCGTTGTACTGGCTTCTCATAGCCGAAACAGTCCTAGTATTGGTTCCTGAATTGTCTAGAATATCACCAGTTACTTGAAGATTGCCATTAATTTTTACGTTTGGAGCTGTGATTTCAATAATTCTATTTTGCTTAAAATGGATCTTATCGCCAAAATTATTGTAAATCACCACTTCGCCAGCGTTTAAATTTATTGGTCTGTAGCGTGTATCTTCAGTTGCTATAACTATGCTATTGTCCCTAGATCCACCAAGCGAAACCAAAAGCGCTTGACATCCAGAAACTGGAACCGAGCTAAAGCCGTAATCTTGATAACGATCTACGTCATTATGCGTTTCATTTTCCATCAATGAAATTTGTACTTTTTGGATCTTCTTAGTATCGTCAATAATTCTAAGGATCCCGATCCCAAGCGCCATCAAAATTTTTCTTTTTAAGTCTGTGATTAGCTCTTTCATTTTAAAAGTATTGAATCCTCTAAATCTTGTTTTTTTATAACGGGCTCTGGCAAATATGAATCTGGATGTACCAGTTCTAAATCTGTTGTTTGTCCTGTAATGTCATCATAAGTAAAAGATATTGATTTTATTAGCATATATTTTCTAAAGCGAATCGGCGCTATATCTACTGCAATTAATTGGTTTACTTGCCAAAGATTAGCACCTGAATCAGTCCAGCCATCTAGCTGTATTGAAAGCGTTTGAGATCTTGCCGCTCTAACTGCCGCTTCCCATTCAATCCGCGCTTTTGCTTGAGCTGTATTGATAGCACCTGACGCAATTAAAACAAATGGTCTATAACGTTCGATATTCTGATCTTGGCATTTTGCCCTAACTGAGACTTGCTGATCTGCTGTCAAACTATCATCATTAGCGCTAGTTTGCTGTCCTTTGATTGTATACTCGCTAAACCTGGAGCTAATATCAACATCTGAATTAAATTTTAAAATATTGCCAGGGCATACTAAACGCGTTTGATTTATTGAGTTCCCGATCTCATCAATCACTAAATCGCCGTTTATATCTGAATATAGAAAAACTCCGATCCTGCGGGCTTCTCTTTCTAGCTCTTCAAAAACGGTTCCTTGCTGAAGTGTGATTTTAGAAAATTTAGTATTGGCTTTTTCTGTTTTAGAGATGATATTGATTTTAAAGTTTGTAGTAAGCTTTTGGGCAAATTGTAAATAAGATAGATTTGTAAATTCGCTTGATGTAAAAACCGCGCTGGAGTCGATTAAATCTGCTGTTTTGTCCCGGCCATTGATAAGTATGTCAAAACTTGTATCTGAACCATCAATTGAAACACTTTCCAAATAGCCTGTAATAATTGGCTGGTTTGCAATTAAAATTTTTATTGTGTTTCCAGGAATAAAATTAAAAATATCTGGTTGCGTGATTTTAAAACTGTAACTACTAGATAAATTTTCAATAGATTTTTTTATTTCCACTTGCCTGAAATTTTCGTAAATTGCACCATTAACAATTACTGACAATTTATCACGCATTAATAATAGCCTCTATTTTTTTATTAGGATCTATAAAGCCTGGATGCCTGATTTTGTTTCTTGCCACTATATCGCTTTCTAAGTCTATATTCCCGTAAATTTTATAAGCAAAAACCAAGCTGGATGTAATACCTTTGGTATAAAAAGTTTTTAGTTCTGGTAAATCAATATTGCTTGGCGGGAGCGATCTTACAATATTAGCTTTTAGATTTTTTAAAGCGTTAAATTCTGAATCCTCTGAAGAGCTGTTAATAAGCGTGTTTGCCTCTGCCACTAAATCATTTTTAATTTGATTAGCTTCTTGTCTAGATTCAAAAGTCATATTAGTAACTGATTTAGCTTTGTTAGCAAAACCAGCGGTCTCTATTAATCTTGCTGTCGCCTTTGCATTTCCATTTTGTGCTTTGTTTACTGAAGTGTACTCGCTGACTGTTGGATAGCTTACATTTTGAGTTTCTTTCAAAACTTTATTGGCGCTCTTGCCATTAGGGCCAGTTTCGTTTATTAAATTAAAAGTATCAATTATAAACCCTGCAAAATTTCTTGTATCCGCCAAAAATGATGATGAGGGATTAATTAAAGTATCTAAGTTAGCTTTTAATGTCGCATACGCAATTTGGTAAGTACGCGATCCAAGTATTTCTTGAGTTACCGCGCCGACAAAAGAACCAAGATTTATTTGACGCAATAAATTAGAAAATATTGGCTGAGAAACCAAGCCAATTACTTGCCGCGTGTATTCTGGAACCCCGTTTACAATTGTATTTAAAACAAAATTGTCAAAAGCTACTGATTCCAAATTTTCTGCTGAGTTGATTAAATTAAAATTACTATCTTCTGTAATCTGCGGAAATTTATTTTTTCCAGCCTCTACGAAAGTAACATTTAAAAAAGCGATTCCGCCATCTTCTGCGGATTCTGATAAAGAATAATTTTGGATATAAACATTTTTCTGGCCAATATAGGGATGTACTAAAATTCCAGGTTCTGCATTATTAACCGCATTTAGAAAATTGTCGCGGTCTTGCATATAGTTAGCGCCAATAAAAAATATTTCAAGATTGTATTGCTCTGACTTTCTACCAAGATCCTGCGTTACTACATCTTCGGTTAAAAGATATGAATAGCTAATAAGATTTCTGCCAAAAGTTGTATTAGTGCTTCTAGTGTTAAAGTTTACATTTTTAAAGGATCCAGGTTGTATTTGATTTTGCCAATTCATTTTTTAAACTCCAGGTAACGCATAACCGACATTTAGATTTTTGATATTAGAGCTGTTGTTTTTAAATACCTTTGCGCCCTGTGGTAGATTGCTAAACGTAACTTCTACTTGTCCAGGAATTGAATTAAAAGCTGTATTAGAAAAGTTCAAATCACCAGTACCGAGCGGGATTCGGTTGTTAGTTCTACCGACTGGACCGCTAGTATTAACTGCGTTTATAGATGGAATTAAACCCACCACGCCAGTAAGCAAGCCTGCTAATTTCAATACTGCGCCGACTACAAAACCAATTGCTTTGCCTAGCGCTTCAGCAATTTTTATTGTAGATCCCATATCCAAGCCCATTGCAGAAAAAATCTTTTTGGATATGATACCTAAGGTATTAAGAAACTTTCCAAGCGCTCCAAATTCAAAATTAGCACCTTTAAAACCCTCTTTGAGACCATCCCAAAAGCCAATAAAAAACGCTGAGATTGGTTCCCAGAAAGTAATAATCAAAGCCGCCGCCGCAATAAAGCCCCCAGCAATTGCCGCTATTTCAAATGTTGCCGCTCCAATTATCGCCGCTAAACTACCAATCAAAAATATTAATGGGCCAATAGTTGCCGCCAAAAGTCCAAAAATTACAATTTTCTTTTTAACCGAGTCTGATAAACCATTTACAAAACCGACCGCCTGTTGAAGCAATCCTACTAAGGGTTTAAGCATTTCATTTATAATTTTTCCAAAGGGTTCCAGTAAATCCCCAAAAGCGTTCTCTAGCTTTTTATATGGGTTTACATCTGAAGCCGCTTCAGCCGCGCCGCCGTATTGCCTTTGCAATTCCTCTAAAATTAGCGCTTGCGCTTCTGCTAATCTGCCTGTTGTAGCTAAGTTTTTGATTAGCGCTGTTTGTGATTCGCTAAACTGAATCCCTGATTTAGAAAGAGCTTTAAGGTTTTTAACTGGATCGTTTAAAGCCTTACCAAGCTGGATAGCTGTTGGTAAAAGTCCTTTCTTTGTTACTGTTGCAACATCTAAAACCGCTTTTTGTGTATCTAAAAAGTTTTTGCCAGTGATATTAGTAAAAGTTAAAAGCTGAGTAGTTACATCTCGCAATATTTCCTCATCACCAAAAAGAGTTTGAAATTGTAAAGTTTCCGCTACACTTGCAAATTGTTTCTCTGTGATTCCGACCTGATCGCCGACTTCTTTTAATCTGGTTCTAACTTGTGCTAGCGCATCTTCTTGCGTAAGAAAGTTTTTAACAGCAAAAGTACCAAGCGCCGCTAAAGGAGCTGTAACGCTGAAAGTCAGTTCAGTACCGAGTTTCTGAAATGATTTTCCGACATTAGAAACTTGACGTTGAAGTTTGCTAAACATCCCAGAAACTTCATCTATGCCTTTGATTTTTATAAAAAATGGAAAAGAGTTAGCCGCCATAGTTAATATTTACCAATCAAGCCTTTCTTTATGTCAAAATTTATTCTTTTTATTGCTCGTTCTGACCAAAAAAACAATTGCTTAATAGTCATATTGTATAACTCTTTTGGCGAAATGTAAAACGGATAGCCCGCCAGCAATTCGATTGTCTCGTTTAAGTCTTGTCGCCCAGGGACTCCTGCAAAAAATACATAACCGCCGATATAATTTTTTTGATGTCTTGCCCTTTGATTCTGCCAAGTCTCGCCGAATCTAAACCGCACATTTTGGAAGCTAGCTTTCTAATATTTTGATAACCGATTTTAGTTAAGTCGATAGAATCTAAAACTTCCCAAGTTGGAGCTAAAAATTCTAGTTCGGTGTAAACCTCTTGCCCAAAAGTTAGCGGTTTTTCTAGTTTGACAATTACCGCGTCTTTTGTCTCATCATAAAGAATCTCGACATCTTTATCTTCAAATTTTATTGTTTTAATTTCCATGGTTGCAAGTCCTTTTTTTTATTTGTTATTGAATCTCATCAGCTGGAAAGCGCGATGTAAATTTAACTGTGATATTTCCCTCTTCAGTTTGAACATTGCCGTCCCCTGAGTACCAAGCTTGGCGCAAAACTATCGCTTTGCCGTTGCCAAGTGAAAGCGTAACAGTTACATCAGAAATATTCACCAAAGCCGCTAAATCTACGTTTACTGAATCGGTAAACTCGCCTTCGATATAACTAGCTTGATGTGTTTCTTTGTAGCCATGTACGCCATCAGCACCTATAACCTCTTCTCTGAGCGGGTATCCAAGATTGTAAGTAAAGTTTCCTTTAGCCTCGTAAACTTGTCCGTCTATGTTAAATGATAAAATCCCACCGCGTCTATGTATTGCCATAATTTCCTTTTATAGAATAAATCCTAATTTTACCCCTGCTTGTAAGAATTGATTAACTAAATTAATTGGTAGTAAGAAATCTAATCTGTTTGGATTTTGAGCGTTTCTTTCAACTACTAGATCAGCTTTAAACTGATTAAAATCTTCTACCAGTACCATATTTTCCCATTCTCTAAATTTAGCAATTGCATGAGCTTTGCCAATCATTGGAGTTATGACTGCTTGACCAGCCGCAATTCTGTCTGAATCGTTTGCTAGTTTATGACGCGGGAATTTTAGCGCTAGTGAATTTCTAAAATCATATCTGATATAAGAAAGAGTCAATAAAGTGTTTACATCTAGGTATGATGTATCTGGAGATCCGCCAGCGTTTGTTTTGTAAGTGGTGATCAATCTTTGTATTGCTACCTCGCCAGTACTAGAAATATTAATAGTTGAAATCCCGTTGTTAAGTTGTGATTCTTGCTCTGCAACAGTATTTCTATTTGCTACTTTTGGAGCTATAATCCCAGTCAAACTTAAAGTTTGGAAAGGTCTAGCAGGATCAATATTGCCAGCAATCATTACTTTTTTTGCAATTGCCGCCGCAATTTCATAGCCTAGGTTTGGGCATCCTTTAATATTTGCAATAGATAGCCACTTAGAGTTCTGTGAATTGCCGACTATATTCGCATTTGAAACAGTATCAGCTAAAGCGCTAAAGCAAATAGCTTCTATCATTCTTGACGCTGAACCTCTGGAATCAAGCTCTAGTTCGATTGCGTCTAAAGTAGTTGTATCAGTCCATGGGGAAATCAAAATATTGTAATGAGTGTCGCCCATAGCCGCAAAAGCGCTTGTCAATGATGGGTTGCCAGATCCTGAAGCAAAACCAGTAATAGTTAAAACTAATCCCGCTGGAGTTGAATCGGTTTCAAAGAAATTTGTTTGTACTGAAATCAAATTTCCGACTAAGCCTTTCTGCTTAGCAGTTAAATCTATTTCGTAATTATTGACGCCATCAATAGCCGCTGTGCATGGTAAATCAGTTCTTGCATTGATCGCTGAAACTAAACCGCTTGCTACTGTTGCCGCTGTATCGCCTGAAGCTACAGCCAAATTAACTACTTTTCCAGCAATATAAAGCGCAATAGTTCCCGCCGCTGTTGCTGGTCCTGTAATAGAAATCCCAGCTGTCGCGTTTACGCCAGTTGGTTCTGCTACCGCAATCGCTGAAAAATCGGTTACTGCGGGATCAGCAAAATAGGATTGTGCGATATTATGCAAAACTGATCCTGGGCCAAATAGGAGTTTGGCTTGGTCTGCGCTAGTAACCGAGTAAATTGTATTAGTCGTTGCTGTCCCTGCATTGGTTTTTAAACCAAGCGCCATAGCTTTGTATGGTTGAATTGATGGGCCTGCTAGCGCCGCTGAAGAATCATATTCTACGCGAATATAAGGGACTCTTAAATTTGTGATTTCATTAAAACTAATAGGCATAAATTATTTTCCTTTTTTTGGCTTGTCTAAATTATCGTCTGTTAAAACTGTTTCGTCAATGATTTCAATCTCATTATCAAGCAATCTTCTTTGCCAATAAGAATCAAAAATTACAAATTGACCAAGTGAATCTATATTTTTTTTTGCAATAGGATCGAATACTATAGAATCGTTTTTTGGTTTAATTTTTTTTCTATCCATAATTAAATTTTATCATAAAGGGTAAACTACGCAAGTATTACCACCGCTTGCAAGTGCCACGCCAGTATTGTTGATAATTGAGAAATTAGTTAAAAATGTAGCTGGTATATCTAAAAATTCTATTTTTTTAGCGCTTGATGTCGTATCAATAGAAATTTGATAAAAATTAGTACCATTATCAATTTGAATATTAGCGCCAACGGTTGGAGTGATTTTTTGCAAGATTATTTCTACTTTTGCATTTATAGCACCAGCGGCATTTTCGTAAGTTAGCCCGCTTAATGTGGAACCATTAGCTAAAGAATTTAGTGCCGCGTCTGCTACTTTTTGGATTCCAAAGCCAGTAGTAATATTATTTGCTACAGATCCCGCTGGAATTGAAATTTCAATTGATTGTTCTAAAGGCATAAATTTCTCCTATTTCCAAACCCCTGACACTTTAATATATGGAGTGATTGTTTTCCAAACCCCTGACACTTTTAGATAAGGAGTGCTTTGTTTCCAAACTCCAGAAATTTTTATCCAGATTTTTGTAATTATTGATTTAACTATTGGTAGAGATCCAATCTCTATTTGTGCTCCATCAAAAAATCTTCTAGTTGCCATTACGATTCTCCTATAAATATTGACATAGCACCATTTGAAGCAGTACTACTAAAAATACCCATCAAACTTAAATGTGTTGTATCTGAAAGCTCTGGAATCCCACCAATAAAGCCACCAGTGATGATATCGTTCCAACTAATGCCCTGCGCATTTTCCACACACACCGCTCCAAGAATCTTGAATAATGCAACTCCAAAGTTCCCAGCAGTTCCAGTGGTTGCTGTCAAAGTTACGCTTTCCACCGACCTGACACCTGTATCACCAGCTTGCAATGGTAAAAAAATCATTCTAGCTGATGAGCTATTACCAGAACCACCGAATGCTTGTACTGCTGTGGTTCTGCCTGAAGTGCCTGCTTGGTTTGTATAACTTACTGTCACTGTGGTTGCTGTACCACCAATTGCTGTATAAATTGTTAGGCCAATCATCACCCCCACTCCATCAGTGTAGCGAGTGAGTGCGGCTGTTGGTAGATTTGTTGTTTGTGCTGTGGTGAGAGTGCCATCTAAACCGCCTTGGTGAGACAATCTATCAATTATATAATAAATACCTGTGGCCGATGCTGTACCTAATCTAGCACCAATAATATACGGGCTTTCGGGCGAATAATTAGGTAGATAATAATTTAGTGCGCTGGTATCTGATTTGCTTAGAGCTGCTGCTGTGGATGGAACCGCTGGAAATGATCCAGTTGTGGGGTCTAATGTGAGTCTGTAAAGGTCATGCAATCTAGCGTTAGCGGCAGTGGATCCAGTGATGGTAGCATTGACCATGCTCTGCTCTTCTAAAGAAGATAAAAATGTACTGTATCCACTAAAAGCCATTGTTATTTCTCCACAAAACTTAAACCATAACTATATTCTCCCACCGTTGTTGTGTTTTGTAAAAATGCAAAAGCTAAACAAGCGTTAGTATCAATCTTTGGCAATCCTGGTAATCCTGTGGTGAAATCTCTAAACCCTGGTGCTGCTGCCGCTCCAATAGGAATATAGGCAATCGGCCTAGCAATCGTAATCCCAAAGTCTCCAGCCGTTCCTGTGGTTGCATCTAACTTCACTTTTTCAATCGCTTGAATCCCTTTGTCGCCTGCAGCTAATGGAATCGGAGTCATTCTTGTAGCTTCTCTAAAACCAGCACTACCAATCGTTTGCGTGGAAGTGCGGCCTGTGGTTCCTGCACTATTGGTGTAAGTCATTGTAAGAGTTCTATTTGTTGAACCTATGGTTGTATAAATCTCATAAAAAGCAATATTGCCCACCCCACCTGTGTTGCGTGTGAGTGCTGGTGTTGGTGTGGTTCCTTGCACTGTTTGGTCTGCTGTGGAAACTCCACTTAAACCGCTAATATGCAAAAGCCTATCATACACTAGTAATATTCCTGGTGTGGTACAAGTGGCAAATATTTGTGTGAGCCATTTCTCTCTTGAACCACCTGGATTTGTGATTGGCAATGCACCATTGGTACTATTCGTTGGTACTGCCACCGCTCCTGGAGCCGCTCCATTGCCATAAGTGCCATCATATTGCCAAAGTGAAGTGTAGCGACCCCCCACTGGTGTGGTTGCTCCCACTCCGTTCACCCTACCTGCTTTAAAAGCAAAAATGTTTTCAGGAGTGCCATTATTACCGCCAGTAAAGCGATTGATTAAATCTGATAAATCTGTTAATGCTGCCATTAGTTACCGCTCCAATTAACGCCTCTGCCAATAGCATCAGCTTTCACTTGCCCAATGAAACCTGCCAAATTATCATAATTCACCCCAGACGACATCTCCATCGTGCCTAAATTGGAACCAAACTCGATTTCGATTTCGCTGCCACTAGCTTTTATGTTTGCGATCCAGTCGCCCGTGCCTGCCTGATAAAAAATTGTTCCGCCTATAATTTCTACGATCATATATTTCCTTTATGTGTATTGTAAATAAATATCCCCATCATTACCACCGCTTGGTGCTGCTGTTCCTGATGTTATCACAGGCACTGCTGCATTTAGAGTGGTTCCACTAAAACTTAAATTACTGCCAAGTGTTATTTCTTGCATTGTACCGTTTGTACCGCTCTCTCTACCAAGCAAACGGTTATTAGTTATGTTTTGAATTTTTGCATACGTTACCGCTTGATTATCAATTGTCCAAGTCGATCCAGATCCTGATACTGAGATGTCGCCTTTGTCCCCGTCTGAAATACCGCCGCCGCCTGTTGAGTTGATTGTAATTGTATCTGTGGTTGCGTCTGTTGTGATTGTTACGTTTGTACCAGCTACTAAAGTTAGCGTGTCTGAAGTACCATCTGCTATTACATTTGATTGGCCCGCTACTGCTATAGTGCTAAATAAATTCTGATCGCCTGTATTAGTCCCTGAGCTGGTTCCAGAAAAAGTGCCGCTTTGGGTTGCCAGGGTTCCAAGTCCAAGAGTAGTTCTTTGCGCCGCCGCGTCTGCGTCATCAAGAAGAGCTTTCCCAGCTGTCGTTATATCGCCACCAAGCTTGCTAGTACTGACTGCGCCGTTTGCAATTGTTGCCGCAAAAGAGCCTGTACCTGTACCAGTTACATCACCCGTTAAAGTTATAGTTTGATCGCCAGTATTAGTGCCTGAGCTGGTTCCAGAAAAAGTACCGCTTTGGGTTGCCAAGGTTCCAAGTCCAAGAGTAGTTCTTTGCGCCGCCGCGTCTGCGTCATCAAGAAGAGCTTTACCCGCTGTCGTTATATCCCCGCCAAGTTTACTAGTGCTGACTGCGCTGTTTGCAATTGTTGCCGCAAAAGAGCCTGTACCAGTACCAGTTACTTCACCCGTTAAAGTTATAGTTTGATCGCCAGTATTAGTGCCTGAGCTGGTTCCAGAAAAAGTGCCGCTTTGGGTTGCCAGGGTTCCAAGTCCAAGAGTAGTTCTTTGCGCCGCCGCGTCTGCGTCATCAAGAAGAGCTTTCCCAGCTGTCGTTATATCCCCGCCAAGCTTGCTAGTACTGACTGCGCCGCTGTCAATAGTCCAAGTAGATCCAGATCCAGATACAGAAATGTCGCCTTTGTCGCCATCTGTAACGCCTGGATTTGTGGTTGCAATTGTAACCGCGCCCGCCGCGTTGGTAATTGTAATATTTGAACCTGCTGTTAAATTTGCATTTTTCCAAAGCTGATTGGTTTGATCTCTAATTAATAAATTTCCATTAGCTGGGTTTGAAATTAAAACATCATGGATCTCATTAAGCTCATAGCCGTTTTGTGGTTTGACGTAAATTTGACCATTACCAGCATTAGCGCGTTCTACCACTCCAATAAAAACTAAATGATTCGGCTGTATTGGTTTGGTTCTGGTAAATTGTCCCGCTGTAGAATCAAGCCAAAGAATATCACCATTTACAAATGGAGCGCCAAGATTTAAACCATCAATTACGCCTTGAGTAATTACAAAACCTGTTTGATTTGAAGAGATAGATTCTGCTACAATCCCCAAAGTTTTTGCGCTGGTTGTATCGCTAGTATTTGAAGCTCTTTTAACTGAAGCGCGGTTTCCTGAAGCCCCAAATAAATAAACTATTTCGCCTTTATTAAGTGTAGTCGCTTCTGCGTTTATAACTCTTACGTGTAAATCTTGACCAATAACGTTTGATACATTACCGCCTTTGAAACCAAGTTCCAAAGAGCCGTCTGTACCATTCCAGCCAAGAGTTCCCTCTACAATTGTTGGAGCGGTTGCCGCTGTGTCAATTTGAATATAATCAGTTACTAAATTAGAAATATTTAACTGGCCTGCGTCCGATAAAATTGCATTTGAATTTTGTACAAGCTTACCAGTAGTCCCATCAAACTTTACTAAAGCGTCATCAGTACTAACGCCATTGTTTATTACATTTCCAGAAAATTGAGTTCCTATAGCAGAAATAAGCCAGTTGGAGCCATTTGAAATTATTAAGATACTAGAATAATTTTCACTTAAAACATGATTTGCATTTCCGCTGACTGTTTCCGCGCCTGCTGGTGTGATTGTCAAAGTATTTGAAGCGCCGATTTTGTGAATTTCAAAAATTTTTCCTTTGATTCCTGCCGCGCTAGGTAAACTAGCAATTAAATTTCCGCCAGTAGTATTAAATAAAATTACCTCATCTGAAGTTTGTAAAGTATAGTTTGCGGTTTTTGCGGTTGCCTCTAAAATCTTTTTATTGTTATTGATTCTATTAATTTGCTTTGTGATTCGTGTACCAGTAGAATTTTCTGCTACTGGGAATAAGTCATCAGATCTAGGATCTGAGCTGACTGGTAAACCGCTAATTGGCAAATTAGGCATTTAATTGTATTTTACTACCATTTTCCTGTAATAGCAAATAACCATCTTCTTGTAGTAAAAATATATCTGTGATTGGGAAATTGATTAAGTCTGATTCTGAGCCGCTAGTATTAAATTCGTATTCTACAAAAGCCGCTTCGATTTCGTTTGGCTCTTCTGAGTAAGCATAAGCGTTATAAATGATATTGAATCTAATCTGTCCAAAACCAAAAACTTTGTTTCCATCTTCATTAAAAACTTGATCACTAGAAACATAGGTTAAATCGCCCCACGCTGGTATTTGGTTATATTGATCAATCTCGTTTCTTAAAAGTACTTGAATAATTTTGTCGATTTTATCATCAAGAATATTGCCAAGTTCGCTGTTTGATTCGACTACTATTTCGATCGTTAGCGGGATTTGCATTTCATAGATTCTAGTTGGTGAATCAGATAAAATTTTATTTACTGTTTCTAACTTTGTATTAATTGCAATCGCTGGCAATCGCTGATTTGCAATCCATTCTTGCGATCTGTTTACAAAAATATTTTGCGATAAAACTTGAATTTCGTTTGAAGCATTTACAAAAATTTCTTTTAAGCGATCTTTAATTTTTTTTCTTTGGCTTTTAAATGTTGGTAAAGTTTGGCTTTGATCTTCTTGCGCTTGTGGTGTGAAATTTAGTTGTATGTCTATAAAATATTCTTCCCAGTTTGAAACTGGGACTATATCCGCTTTTGCTTGATAAACCACGCTAAAATTTAATTTGCATAAGCCTATATTTTTATTGCCAGTTTCGTATAATGTTTGATCGCTTGAAGTATAAGTTAAGTCGCCCCATTTTGGGACTGCGTTATACTGATCCATTTCATTCTTTAATAAAATATCTATAACCCCACCAGCTAAATCATCTAGCTGATCTGTGATTTCTGCGGAGCTTTGAACCAAACAATCAATTTCTACATCAAGCGTTATTTCGTATTCTCTGACTGGGACGTCAGAAATAATCCTGTTTACAGTTTCTTTTTTTGTATTAATTATCACGCATGGCAAAAAGTCTAAATTATCAAGCTCTCTTGCTCTGTTTACTAAAATTTTATTTGCTGTTAATCCAAGCACTCCAGCTGAGCTTTGCAAGATTTCTGCAATTCGGTTTTTTATATCTCTTCTATAATTGTTCATTAGTCAAAGGTTACCACCAGCGCGCCAGCGTTCCAAATGACCTGATCTGAAGTATAAATTACTTTTGCTGTAGCAAAATTTTTATACATGATTAAATTTCCGCCGCTTTGCGCGTCAAAAATTGCAAAATGAGTAATAGTTACATCATTATTTGAAATTCCAAAATCTAAATTATTAGTATTAGAAATTACGCCATTAACTGGAGTACCAAAAGTAATTGGGATCCTGCCAGCTGGTCTTATTAAAGTTGTTGCTTCAGTACCTGAGTTATCATCATTGGGATTTGAGCTATAAAGCGCTAAATACGGAGTTATGGTATTAGGCATATTGGCATTGCCTCTAAGCCAGTTAGATAAATTTGTTTCCATATAGTTTGAAAGAACCATAATTTAAACCTTGTAAAGTAAAATTGTAGATCCTGCTTCGCCGTCTCTGTGTAAAGTGTGTACTGAATAATTTACGTTTCTAATTGTAAAAATATCGCCCTGGTTCGGTAAAGTTGCAAAATCCGAGTTTCTAATCGACAAATTTGGTTGATCTGTTAGCACCTGGTAACCTGTCTGAGAGTCAATTTCCAAAAACTGATCTCTAAAAATTCCTAGCTTATTACTAGCCAGTCCGCCAGATGGAGTAAAAACTACAGTTTCCCCAAAGGTATTTGTAGCTACTCGCATTACTCCATCTGTTAGATCCAGCCAAGACATTTATTATGCTTCAACAGTTACGTCTATGTCGTTTAACTTAACTTTGCATTTTGTTGTAGCCGCGCCAGCCGCTTCAATTAAAGTACCAATTTTATAGTTAGTGCTTGCTGTTGAAGTGATTTCGCCTGGTGTAACATCCCAATAAACTTTTGCGCCTACTGCGATATTATCAGCCGATTTTTTTGGCAATTCAAAAACGCCTTTGGTTACCAAAACAAATGGTTCACCTACAGCCGCTGTTTGAAGTGCTACGCCGATTAAGTTTCCGATTACGTAAACATTTCCTGAAACCACTCCACCGACTGGAGCCGCTAAAGAAATATTTGAGCCGTCTGCTTGAATTTGATTTGTACTCATTGTTCTATTTTCCTTTTTTATTTATTAGGAATCGTTATTAGTCGATTTTCCTAAACCTCTCCAATCAATAGCTTTTGCCGCAAAATCAAGTTTCATTTTGATTTGTACGCCATCCACTAAGAACCCGTTTTGAGTTGTGATCTGCGGTCCCTCTTCGCCAGTTAAATAAGCGTATTCGATTGTGTCGATTACGTTTGGCGATTCAGCTCCGTAGTAACTAGAATCAGTAATTCTAGGATCAACAATCAATTGAGTTAGATTAGCAAAAATATTAATATTGTTTGCTGAATCTGCGCTGATTGGTTGAAGCATACGTTTTGCGTCTACTTCTAGCTCTGGGCCTACGATCAAATATTTTGGATATAAATTCATAGGTGAACCTTTAAGCTGTTTTTGAGTTCTAAACATTTTCACGAATTGCTTAAAGTAATTAAGCGTTGCATGATAGTTCAAAAGTAAAGCGTCAGTTAAGTTAGCGTGAGCTACAGAAAATAACGCATTACCATCAGCCATATTAGGGTTGCCAGTAAGTATAGCGTAAACTATATCGCTTTCTAATCTTGCCGCCGCTGAACCCATTTGAGCAGGGACTCTACCAAAAGCAGATAGATCATCATTGATGATAGTCTGTCTAGTAATAGAAATCACTTCGCCGTAAGTTGATAGGCTGTAAGATTCTTTCCCATCAGAAACACTAGCTTGCTTGAATTCCCCGCCCTCTGTAACGATTGTTGGAGTTGGGACTTCAGAAAGCTGTACTCTGTTTACAGGTTTGAAATCGTTTAAAGTAACTCTTCTGCAGAAAGGCAAAAAAGTTCTTTCGGTTTCGTCATAAGCTCTTCTAAGTGTTTTGTTTGCTACGTTTGCCAAGATGTTTGGAAAATCGCTTGTGCTGTGCATTGCGAATTCTGCAATCTTTGATTCTGTCATATCAACAATATTTGCACCTGCTGAGCTAGCAAAAAACTTTGCCATCTCCATTAAGCGCATATTGTTAAACTGGTTTCCAGCTTCAAATTTGCCGTATCCTGCTCTAGCTTCTAAAGCATTCATAGCCGCCTTAGTAATTTTTTCGCTATGAGTTTCACCCATTGCGATATTTGAATTAACTTCAAACTTTTTGCTTTTTTCTGCTAATGCGTCAAAAGCTTCTTTTCTGATCTCATCTACTGATTTAGTTGATTTGATTTTTTCTACAGCAAAATCATTTCCCAAATTGCCAGCAATAGCAATTTTAAAAATTTCGTCTGCTCTGTTTTTTTCTGATTCAATAGCTTCAGCCTTAATTTTTTCAATATCAAGGGCCGCTGAAGCTATCGGTTCTTTTGGTTCCATTTGTTTTTGCTCCTCTGTTTGTTTTTCATTTAATTGACTTCCTGCCAAATTAAATGTTTGTGCTTGCGGATCTGCGGGACTTGCAACAAAACTAATTTCGTATGGTTCCCACTTAGTTATTTCTAGAGTGCGATACTTATCGCCCTCTTGAGTAACGTCTTTTGTCTCGTGAATGAAAAAACCAGGGCTTACAAAACGTATAATCCCTGCTTTTATGTCTTCAATTAAAGGTTTAACCTCTTCACGTGTTGAAAATTTTATAGTCGCTTCTGATTCTGTCGCTGAGCCAGGAACCACCGCGCCTAAGATTTTAGAAAGCTCTGAAGTATTATGACTGTCTACTACTGCCGCGCCGTTATTCAATCTTGTAAGATCCACTGCGCCTGGAGCTGAGCTTAATACCATATGAAAATACTCATCTCTTGCGTATGAGTATCTAAGCACCTTGTTGTTATTGGTATATCTAACTTTTATCGTATTGTCATCAGTATTAAAAGTTTCTGGATCTAAAGCAAAAAAATTACTAGAAAATTTATTTCCATCTAAACTTTTTTGATTTTCGAAATATTCTAAGAAATCCATACTTGCATTATAAACCATATTTTTAATTTGTCTGTGGTTCGATTTGATTCATACCCGCTTGAGTCATGTGTTTTGGAATCGAATCTAATACTAAATTTCTAGTTTCTAGATCTTTTAGATCTTGCTCTAACTGATCGAATACCTCTTGCGGATCCCGGCCAAGTTCACGAATTGCGCCTGATAAGGAATTTAAACCCGCTCTAACCTCATCTCTAATAGCTTTGATTTCTGAAGATGGATCAATCATTGCGCGGCGCTGTGGAGTCCAAACTACATAAGCATTTGACGTATCTAAACCAGAAATATCTGCATATTGCCTAAACCAATCCCAAATCGTTGGTAAAAAGTTAGACAAAAATATATCATTTTGCCACTCTTCAATTGATCTATGAAATTCTAGCCATCCCATTCTAGCGGAGCTAAAATTTACTTGCGAATAGTCGCTAGTTAAAACTTCATACGGAACCCCGACCCCGACCGAGATCCCGCGTAAAATCTGAGTTGAATATTCTTTGTAATTTTCTACTGTTGGCGGATTTGCAAAAACTATATCCCTGCCATGCGGTAAAGCCTCTATTAAAGCTGGTGTAACCTTGTCAATAAATTGACCGCTTTCGTTTTTAGGTAAATCTGTAAGATTAGGATCTATATCCTTGTAAAAAGCCATAAAGCAAGCCGCAATTTTTTGTCTTACTAACTGCGTTTGCTCATAGTCGTTAAAATCTTTTAAATGTACAATTGCTGGAGTTAGCCAAGGGATTCCGCGAATTTGACCAGGTCTATCTACCCTGAATAAATGGATTATTTCTGACGCTGGCACTCTAACGCTAGTATGATTTAGATGTCTAAGGCGATCCTCGCCAGGATGTTCTGGGTAAAGCCAATAGGCAACAGGGTTTCCAAGTGAATTAAATTCAATCCCTTTATAAATATAATTTTCTGAAGCTTTGTTTGTGAAATATTCTTTGCTATCATCCAAAAACTCTGGTTCCATTACTTGAAGCTCCAAAGGAATTGAATTATTAACATTTGAGCGGCGGCGGCGCTTGCGGATTAATACCTCGCCAGATTCAAAAATTGTTTTTATAACTTGTCGTTGTATCCCATATAAATTAACTTTGCTTTGTGAATCGCAATCTGTAGAATCTGCCCATTTCCACCAAAGTTCTTGTATCTTTTGAGCTAATAGTAAATTTTTATCATCTTTGATTTGTGCTGTAATACCTTTGCCAATTACATTAGAGCCAATCGCTTGTTTTGCTTTAACTGCATAAGGGTTATTTCTTGCTAAATCTCTTGATCTATCTCTAAGCGTTTGAATCACGCCCGACATAGAACCATTTACGCTAGTACTAGGACTATACCAAGTAGAAAAGCGATCACGTTTTGAACCACCATCAAAAGAAAATTTTGAATCTAAAACTTCACGCGCTAGCTTGCGTTTCAAAGCAGATTGCGGATCAAAGATTTCAATAAATTTATCTATAAAGTTCATAAGCCTGAATCAAAAACTGCCTGTATTCTGTATGGTCTCTTGCCATTTGTACTTAAACCGAGTTCCTGTTTAAGACTATCACGAATTTTGTAAAGCTCTGCTAAAGAATTATAAGTAACTTCTCTATCTTGATACTTTACTTTTGTAGCACCTGAGTTAATCGCATTTTCTATAGCTGTTAGATCTGCTAGTGTTGCCATAAACTTATATTACCAGAAATCTGATTTTTTGCGGTTTACTGGTTTATCTGGAATTACTGATACATTTTTTTTATTTATTAGAGTAGTTTCTAAAACAGAAAAATCCTCATCATCAAAACGATCAATCCCGTAAACATACGCGGCCGCTCTTGCGTAAACTCTGCAATCTAAAGCTTCGTTACGTTCCCTGATTTTTTCCCAGCTGTAAGCACTAATCCCGCCGCGCGTGATTCTTTTTTTCTCTTCTGCTGTAAGCATTTTAAAATATTCGGTATCGTAATTATTTGGGAATTGACAATAGCCGCGCGGATAGCCATCATCTTCATTCAATGGCGGGTCTAATTTTAAAAACGAATAAAGCTCTTCTTTTACCAAATTGGTAGAAACTGGAAAATATTTCATACCCCTATAAATCCGCTTGCCATCCTTTCTCATGTCTACAATTCTTGGAATCTCGACCATCACCACGCCTGAAGCTCGACCCTTAACTGCAATAATTCTTGAATCGCTTTGAGATCTTACCCAGTTGTAAACAATTTGCGTATTGTCCCCGCTGTCAATAGCAATTTTTTCAATTCTATAAATCAAACCATCAGCTGAATAATAAATTTTATTGATTTCTTTTTGGAGCTTAGCCCAAACTTCTTGCTGTGTCGTATCGCCCTCTATTCGTAAATAGTCAATTGACCAAGATTGCATATTTTGGCCCCAGCCTACGATTTCCATCTCTAAGCGATCCCGCTGTACATCCACGCCAGCGGTTACCAAAAGCACGCCATTTGGTACAGTTCCGCGTAAGTAATTTGCTTTCAATCTATACAATCTTTCCCAGTCTGGCGATTCTCCGCGCTCTACCCACGTTTCACCAAGCACCGTATTCACAAAATACTTAAGTTTGAGTATATTTCCCTGCGCCTCATCCCAATCTCTAGCAATATCTGACCAAGAATACCAGCCCAGCGGACTGTATAAAGAATTAAGATGATAGCCTCTAACTTTTTTGTTTTGGGTTTCTGCTGTTGCAATCCATTCACCACTTGCCAAAAAAGAATTTTTATGACCCTCTGAAAATCCCTCGCCGCAATACTTGCAAGAATAAAAAACATTTTCGTATTTGCCTTTGTCCCAGCGCAAATTTTCAAAAACTAATTTTTGTTTTTTATTGCAATACGGGCATGGTATAAAAAAATATCTTTGGTCTGAATCTAAAAACAATGGTTCGATTTGTGAAGTCTGCTGTACTGTTGGAGTTGAAACAATAAAAATTTTTTTGTTTCTAGTAAAAGTTCTGGTTCTCGCTTCTGCTAATTTTAACGGCGATCCCTCGCCGCCGCAATCTTCAGGATACGCGTCTACCTCATCTAGAAATAAATATCTGATTGGAGCAGATCTTAATCCAGTTGGGGAATTAGCACCAGCCAAAAGTAAAATACCGCCTGGAAATTCTTTTAAAAAAATTGTATTTCCTGAGTCTCGACTTTTTTTATCTAAAACTTTTTCTTTTAGTGCTGGAGTTTCGATAAACATTGGATCCAAGCGCTGACGCGTCAAACGTCTGAGCATATCAACAGTTGGTTGAACCATCATGGCCGGCCCTGGAGCCATATCTACGATATAACCTAGCCAATTGTTGCCCATCTCCGTTGCCCCGATCTGCGCCCCTTTCATAAAAATCACTTGCTGAATAGGATTATTAGAGCTTAAAGAATCCATAATTTCCCTTAAATAAGGAGTTCGATCGGTACGCCAGCGCCCTGGTTCTGAAGATGATTTTGTTGATAACATTCTGTTTTGATCCGACCATTCAGAAACTGTCAAATGAGTTGGATCTGGCTTCAAAGATTGCATACATAATCTAAAAAGCATTTTTTCTTTTTGTCGATCGTTTAAATCTTTTTCAATATCTTCTTTATTTGTAATCACTACTTGCCAATTCCTCTAGCGCTTGATTTATTTCTTGTGCTAGTCGCTCTTCAATTTCTTTTATGTCCGAGATCTGCGCCAGTTCTGCGGCGATCCTGCCAGGGATAGCACTTAGACTATTTTTTGTAATCTTGCATACTGTAGAAAAAACTTTTTTTACCGATTTGACTTTTACTAAAGTTTTGATTTTTTCTAAATATTCAATTTCAGCCATGTTTGCTAAAAATCTTTCTTTTTTAGTTTTCGATTCTGAAAGAGTTGGGCCGTTTTGTGAATCCTCGCCAGATGGAGCCTGAGCCATAGCAAAACGATTTTCAATAAATTTTATTAGCGCGTCTTTTTTGTAAAATTGAGATCCGCCTTTTTCATACAAAAAAAATTCTGTTAAAAAGCCTCTTTTTGCCCACGCGTAAACTGTAGCGCGATTAACGTTCAATTCTTTACAGATTTCTGTAACTGTTGTCTCGTTATTGTGTATTACTTGTGTCTTTGGTCTACCCATTTATTTTTTTTGCAATCCGTAAATATATTGACTAGAAAAATTCCGCGCCCTTGCGGCACCCGCTAAATTGTATAGCTGGAAGTACCTAAAGATACCCCCCCTATAGGTATATACCCTAGCAAAAATATGTATAAATATGTATTTAATATATATAAAAAGATTTATCATGGTTGCAATCTGTATAGTAACAATAATTACTATAAAATTAATTTTAACTTATTAAAATATATTTGTAAATTAGTATTAATAATTACTATAAAGCCTTACTTAGATTCTTGCTAAATTTTTCAGCATAATTAGATCTAACAATTTCCCTAGCATTGTCTACAAATGGCCAATTCTGGTCAATTTGTACATTGTCTTTAAGTGTAAATAGTATTTCCAATGGTTTGCGTTCTTTGCTGGTTCTAACTGCTACAAATTTTTTATTAGATTTAGTTTGTAGTAAAAACGGTCTGTTGCCGTAATAAGTTTTTTTTGATGATAAAACTCGATTTGGAAATCGCGGCGCGTTAAGGGTTTCCTTGCCAGGGTTTAAAAGTTTCCTAGTTTCTGAGCCTGGAGCCGCTACAATCCCTGAATCGGACGTTCTAAAGCCGCCAGTAACGTTTAAAGCCATGATTTTATCTCTTATTCCGACTATGGAGCTTTGGTCTGGATAGTCGCGCTTTTCTGCTCTAACTGCTTTTAAGGATCTTTTGCTCCAGTTTGTACGAATTTTAAAATACCGATCTAAACCAGCGGTTTCTATATCCCTGACATCAAAAGCCAAGCCAGATAGCGTCTGAGCCATCACGAAAGGCATTTGTTTTGAAGCTATAGCACCTAATTTGTCAATTAGTTCTGTTGCGTTTGTTTGGATCGTTACCATAGAAATATTTTACTACATAGCTAAATAATTAAGAAAATTAATAATTGCCACCAAAAAAAGCCCAAAAAAACCAGTAATACGAAAAAATTTTAATACAAACTTGTATATATAACTTGCCGTGGCAATATATTATCTAACCCAAAATGCCAGCAAAATGCCACCTATTATTTTGACTTAAGTTTTTTACAAAAACCCAAAAAAATCAATAAACAAGCCACCTATAATAATAATAATAATATATTTATATAAATAATTATTATTATTATTATACCCTGGCAAGTGTGGTTTAATACATAGTGTATACTTTTTGCTTTTTATTGTTTTTTTAAAAAAAAGCTATTTTTTTTTAGGGTATACTGTGTTTTTTTACTTGCCACTTGCCAAAAACGCTAAAACCCGCATGGTTGAGCCATAAATCGCGGTTTTTAAGTGGCATAAGTGGTTTTTTTATTAGATAATACTCCAATTTTACTGGCAAAACCCCATGCCAGCTATACAGATTATCTGTAAGAGTGCAGGAAACTTTTGCGGTTTTATTAAAGCTTTTTAAGTTTCATACTGGCAATTAATAGCCGAGTTTAACAGCCGAGTTTAAGCAAAACTACCCAAAAAAAGTATTATCAATTAAAATATTTCTATGAAAATTGCTGAAATGTTTGCTTTAAGATTGGCTGAAGAGCTTAATATCATCAGCATTTTTTTACTGCTTTTAGTTGCTTTTATGGGTTTTTGTGTCTATTCAATTTATTATATGCTTCGCTCTGAGCGCCAATTTTGGCTTGAAACTAATAAAGAGCTTCAAAACCAAATAAATACTTTACTGGACCGCTTAACGCATTTATAATTTTTTTATGGCAATTGAGATTATTTTTTGTATCGTAGTTTTGTTTTTCGCTGGAGCGATTAAATCCAAAGCTAATGGAATCCAAAAAGAGCTAGATCTTCAGCGCGCAAGTTTGGAAATCACGCGCCAAAAACTAGCACTAATAAAAACCAAGCTAAATCAAGCCGATTTCCGCAAGAATATAATTCAAATAAATAAAAAGAGCGCCAGCTCCAAAAATCAAAAAACTTGCTAGCCAAAAAGCTAGTTTATTTCCTGAGGATCCAGGCCCAAAAAGTATCTCTTGTTTAATTTCTTGTTTCATATTTACTCTAGACTTATCGCGGTCTCTAAGGTTCCTAAATTCATATTTTTTAATTATCGGCATATTTTTAACTCCATTTTTTTAGTAAAAACCCAAACAGTATCAGCAACATGGTATTGACATTATTAACCATGTGATCAGCTAACATTTCCATATTACTCATTATCTACCAGCCTTGCGCCTGTCTGCGCCTGATCTCTGTTGAAATTGAACATCTTTCTTGATGGCTGTCCGTAATAGGCGATAGCTTCACGATACGCCGATTCTCTGTTGATACCCTCTTTTTTTACAGCTGAAACGCGCCGCTTTTGGGCTCTGTGGAGCTTTTTTAAAGCTTGCATATAGTTTTGTACCCTTTCGAGTTCTGGTTGAACCTGGCGCATTTCAGCGCTGATTCTGAAAAGCTCCGACTCTTCCAGATACAGGATCGGATCTTGCGCCTTTACAGCACCACTGGCCAGATTTGTAATTACTATTCCCAATATTATGTATTTCCTCATTGTTTCACCTCTCATACTGGATCTATTCCCCAGAAACCCCTAATATTTACCCCTAATTAAGTTATTAATATTTATTTAATCATTTTCTTATTGACAATATAATCTAAAAATGGGAATATATTTTATACAAGCGATCGGAAATCGCTAAATCAAAGGAGAAATTAAAATGACAATCAAAACTAACGACGGCCGTAATACTGGAATCATTAGCCCATGTGGAAATTTCAAGTATCATCTTTTCGACACTTGCGCTGATCAATACAATCTTGTAAACGGAGATTGGGTTTTAAATGGCCAA